TGAAGAGATGTTTACTATTGGTGGTACAGACGTATTTGTACACAAGTATTTAGGCCCTAAAAATCCTGCTACAGGAGAAGCTACAGCAGGTACTCCAACATATGATGCGGTAAAAGAAACCAATATACAGGACATGATTTTTCTAGAAAATAGAGACAGAAAATATGATCCAAATGTATATACAATTAGAGGCATTTATAATGTTGCTGATATAGATTTTGATTTATCACAGTTTGGTTTATTTTTATCACAAGATATTGTCTTTATGACTGTACCTATTAATTATACAGTAAACGCATTAGGCAGAAAGATAATGTCAGGTGATGTCATAGAATTACCACATTTAAAAGATCCACATGCTCTAAATGATTTTGATCTAGCACTTAAAAGATTCTATGTAGTTGAAGATGTAAACAGAGCAAGTGAAGGATTTACACAAACTTGGTATCCACATTTGTATAGATTAAAACTAAAACAGATAGTGGATTCACAAGAATACAAAGATATACTTGATGCTAAAGCAGAAGAAGGCAGTGACAAAACACTCAGAGATTTACTGTCAACTTATAATACAGAAAAAGAAATAAATGATGCTGTTGTTAAACAAGCAGAAGCAGACTCAGGTAAGTCTGGTTATGAAACAAGTCATTTATATACCCTTCAAGTTGATGAAAAAGGTGTAACAGAACTTGTAACAACAGATACAAGCACACTAGATGCTAGTACACAAAATGAATTAGCAGATAGAATACACCAAACACCAGAAAGAGAAGGTTACGAAGGTTATTTAATAGGAGACGGAATAGCACCAAACGGAGAAGCATTTGGTAGCGGGATAGGATTTCCTACCGGGAGCGTCACTGGAGATTACTTTTTAAGGACAGATTTATTTCCTAATAGATTATTTAGATATGATGGGCAAAGGTGGGTAAAAATGGAAGATAATATTAGAGTTAACCTAAGCAATACTGATACTAAACAAACACAGAGAACTTCGTTTGTTAATAACACAGCTACTTCAAGCATAGGCGGCGAAACCGTAAAAGAAAGACAGAGCCTAGCAGATGCTTTAAAAGCTAAACCGGACAACGAATAATGCAACATTTTTATGATGGACAAATTAGAAGATATATTACTCAGCTAATAAGACTGTTTAGTAATTTCAAGTACAAAGACGGTGAAGGTAAAGAAGTACAAGTGCCTGTTATGTATGGAGATATGACAAGGCAGGTTGCCAACATAATCAGAGACAATAGTGAAAATAAAATACCTTCTGCTCCTAGAATGGCTGTATATATTACTGGGTTAGAACAAGATAGAACTAGGACAGCAGATTCAAGTTATACAAGCAAAGTTCATATTAGAGAAAGAGCTTACGATGAAAATAATAAAGAATACCTAAACACCCAAGGAAAAAATTATACTGTAGAAAGAATAATGCCGTCGCCCTATACATTATCTGTGAATGTTGATATTTGGTCTACAAATACAGAAATGAAATTACAAATAATGGAACAAATTCTTATGTTGTTTAATCCAAGTTTAGAGATACAAACTACAGATAACTATGTAGATTGGAGTAGTTTGACTGTGGTAGAACTAACAAATTTAAATTTTAGTAGTAGAAGTATACCACAAGGCACAGAAACAGAAATAGATATTGCTTCATTAGGCTTTACTACACCAATTTATATTAACTTACCTGCTAAAGTAAAAAAACTAGGAGTCATTACAAATGTTATTATGAGTATTTTTGATGAATCTAGAGGAACAATAAATTTAGGTATGTCGATGCCAGAACTGTCAGCTTACTCGGATACTGAAGATAACCAAGCGAAAACAGATTTACAAACTGGTAGGGTTATAAAAGGTGGTATTGATATTGGAGCTAATAACTATAAAGATTACGATATACTGGTAATGGGCAATACCGCACAAATAGTTGATAGAGGTAGAGTAGGAAGTATAGCATGGGATCAAGTAATTGACCCGCACCCTGGTGTTTACAGAGCAGGACTATCTCAATTACAAATCAAAAGAAAACTTTTAACCGGCGAGACTGGTACAATAAGTATTAATGGTGGTATAACAATTAATGAACTAGATAGAACAAAGTTACAAATAGTATGGGACGAAGATACTATACCTACAAATTCAAGTTTAAACAGTCCAAGTGGTAGAAACAATACAGGTAGTGTAGACTATATTATTGACCCGCAAAAATATAATCCAAATTCAACTACAAAAGTAGCAGGTTTAAGATTGTTACTTCTTGGAAAAATAAATGATAGTGCTAACGTAGGCGGACTTATGACATTTGGCCAGGATCCAAGTGATGGTAGCAGTAAAGATCCATATGATGGTCCAGATGCTTGGAAAAACATAGACGGAAGTGATTTCGTAGCAGGACAAAATGATGTTGTAGAGTGGGACGGGTCTAAGTGGCACATAGTTTTTGACGCTAGTACGGATGATGGTACTACAACCAAATATATTACAAACCTAAATACAGGCGTACAATATAGGTGGACTGGTACAGAATGGATACTCAGCTGGGAAGGTGAGTATCAAAAAGGTACTTGGCGCCTCGCACTTTAAGATAATTATTTACATGAATAGTGAAATCACATGTAGTGGAGCCTTATTCTATGCTTTAAAGACCAAAAGGTTTCTACTACTACATAGAACACAAAGTAAACAAAAAAACGTTTGGGGTTTAGTAGGAGGAACCAATGGAAAGAATGAGTATCCGTGGCCCGCTTTACAAAGAGAAATCACTGAAGAAATTGGACAGATACCAGAAATTTTGAAAACCATACCACTAGAAACATTTGTAAGTAGCGATGAAAAATTTAGTTTCCATACATATTTGTGTGTAACAACAAATGAATTTATTCCTAATCTAAACGAAGAACATGATGGATATAGTTGGGTAAGTTTTGGCAAATGGCCCAAACCGTTACACATGGGTTTACGTAATACACTACAAAACAAAACTAATCAAACTAAACTTAAAACTGTTTTTGACCTTATAGGATATTTAGAGAATGAAAAAAATTAAAAGCATCACTATCGTTGGCGGTGGATCAGCGGCATGGCTAGCCGCAACTTATATACAAAATAATTTTTGGGACATGCCTTTAACGGTAATTGATAAAGAAGTAGGTAATCCAATAGGAGTTGGGGAGGCAACCGTTTTAACATTTCCACACTTTTTAAGGCAATGTGGTATAAATTTACCTCAATGGTTTCAAAATGTAGACGGAACATACAAGGCCGGCATTGACTTTCCAAACTGGGTAGAGCCTGGCAGAAAAATTTATCATCCTTTCTTTCTAAATAGATCGTATTTTGATTTGAAATGTACTCAGTATGATATATGGGCACAAGATCAAAGTATGGATTTTAGAAATAAAAGTATTCCTAGCTATCAGAACACAATGATGAATAAAGTAGATATGTTCAATGCTTTCGAAACTTTAGCATATCATATTGATGCTGGTAAACTTGTAACAGAATTACAGAATATTTGTGCTAATACAGTCAATATAATCAAGAGCGATGTTGTAAAGGTTAATAAAGACCTAGATGGCTATATAACCAGCCTCGAACTTAAAAATGGTGTAACACATACATCAGACTTTTATCTCGACTGTACGGGCTTCTTATCGCTGTTAAAAGACCGAAAAAAGGTCGAGTTACTAGATACGGGCAGACTGTTTACCAATGCCGCAGTAGCAGGCCATGTACCATATGAGGACATGGAAAAAGAACGTGTACCATACGTTAGTTGTCCTGCTGTTGACCACGGTTGGATATGGAAAATACCTACACAATCAAGAATCGGTTCTGGTATGGTATTCAATAGTAATATCACAGATCCAGATGAAGCTAAGAAGTATTTTTGTGAACATTGGAACAATAGAATAAAACCAGAAAATTTAAAATTAATTGATTGGACACCTTACTATAGTGAAAACTTTTGGGAAAAGAATGTTGTATCCATCGGCCTAAGTGGTGGTTTTATTGAACCACTAGAATCAACAGGACTTGCTAGTATGACTTACGGAGTACAGGAACTTGCTTTACACATACCACAGTATGCCTATACTCAAGATAACATAGATACGTACAACAAGTCAATGATGTCTTGGTTCTCAGATGCTGTTGATTTTGTAGGCAGTCATTATGCTGACACCAAGTGGGACACCAAGTTTTGGAACTATGTAAAACAAAAGCATGTTAAATCCGATAGACATTTATTTTATGAAGATTGGCTTAAAGACCCTCAAAGAACTTTTTATTCAGATGTGTCTAGTAAAACTTTATTCCATCCGCAGAACTGGCAACTATGGTTAATACAAATGGGCTACCCTGTCAATGTTGATCTAAATAGATTAAGTCCTATGCAGATTGATTTTGCGATGCAGGAATTTTTACGTTCAGAAGAAATTAGAAACAAATTAAGCATATCACACAAAGATGCTATTGAAACTACCAATATGGGTTATGATTGGTTTGAACGATATCATACTACAGGAGACTTTTAATGAAAATAGTTATCGTAGGAGGCGGGACTGCTGGTTGGTTAGCCGCATTGATGATTTCCAAAATACGTCCAGAGCATTCGGTAACTTGTATTGAAAGTAGTAAAATTGGAATTATAGGAGCTGGTGAAGGCAGTACAGGTTCATTAACAAACATAGTCCAAAACGAGATGCATAATCTAGGTTGTGTTGAGAAAGACTTTATAGAAGAATGTGACGCTACAATAAAGCTAGGAATAAAACACATAGGTTGGAATCCAGATACAGTAAGCCATTACTACGGCCCTATTGATGGATCTCCTACAAGTTATGATTCACAGGATTTAGTTTTTTTAAATGCTTTAGGATACCGAGACAAAGAATTACTACACATTTCTACTGAACTAGGCTACAAGATACATCATAATAAAAATAGTTTTCCTGATCATAACGGTAATCACGCTTACCACTTTGACGCACACAAGGTGGGAAAATATTTTAAAAAACTTTGTGATACTGTAAAACATATAGATTCGGAAGTTAATGAAGTAGTATTACATCCTGAAAGTGGTTATATAAAAGAATTAAAGTTAAGCAATGGCCAAACAGAATCAGGAGATATGTTTATAGATGCTAGTGGATTTGCCCAAATTTTAATGAAAGCAGTAGGTAGTAAATGGAAAAGTTACAAAGAAAATTTACCTGTAAATAGTGCTTTACCTTTTTTATTACCATATGACAAAGATGAAAAAATTGAACCTGTAACAAATGCTTGGGCACAAAAGAACGGATGGTGTTGGCAAATTCCTACATTGAACAGAAGAGGTTGCGGTTATGTATTCTGTGATGACTTCGTTACTCCTGAACAAGCACAAGTTGAACTAGAACAAACCATAGGAAAGAAAGTAGAACCTATTAGATTGTTAAAATTTGAAAGCGGACGACAGGAAACATTATGGATAAAAAACTGTTTATCAGTTGGATTGTGTGCGGCTTTTGCTGAACCTTTAGAAGCAACAAGTATACATACAACTATATTCCAACTAAAACATTTTGTATACGGGTGTTTAGGTAGAGACGTAGATCAGACATGTAACGTAGGACAGGTGGCCGATTACAATAATATTAATGGTCATTTATATGATATACTTAAAGATTTTTTAGTTGCTCATTACACATGTGGTAGAAAAGATACAGAATTTTGGCAATATATTGACAGTGGTAAAACAATGACTCCTTTCGTTAGAGATATACATGAGATGAGTAAGCACAGAATACCTAATCAATCAATGTTTCCAAGACAAGAAGGATCAGCGGGATGGCCTTTATGGAGTTATGTACTAGCAGGCACAGGAAAATTATCCGACGAAGTTTGTAGAAAAGAATTATTTTACAACAATGATACGCTATTATCAGATAAAGCATACGTTCAACACATAAAAGAATTTGATGCTAAAACTACATACTTGCCAGATAATTCAGAGTACATAAGGAATCATCAGTGATAATAGTATACGGTGATATCATGTTGGACCGATGGATAGTTGGTAACGCAGATAGGATAAGCCCCGAGGCTCCTGTTCCAGTTTTGTTAGAAGAATCACAACATTTCAGCATAGGCGGAGCAGGTAATTTGGCTCTAAATATCCAATCTATCAATGGACAGGTTAAGCTATTTGGTAGTGTTGGGCAAGATAAAGAGGGATATAAACTACTTGAAATGTTAGAAGATACAGACTTAGAAGCTAGAGTAGTCAAAGATCATTTGGTTACAACAACCAAAACTAGATTAGTTGGACAAAATGGTCAACACATTGTACGTTGGGACAACGAAGAAGTTTATAAAGGCACAGAAGCGTATGAAAGATTACTAAATGACGCAACTGCTAATACTTTAATTTGTGTAAGCGATTATAATAAAGGAATTGTTCAAGAGAATACAGTTCAAGAATTAGTTTCAAAAGGTTGTAAGGTCCTAGTAGATCCTAAACAAAGTCCAGAAATCTACGCTGGTGCCTTTTTAGTGAAGCCAAATATGAAAGAATACGTATCATGGTTTGGAGAATTTACAATAGAATCTGCTTTAGAAAATATGCGTAAACATAAATGGAACTGGTTAGTTGTAACAGATGGTGCTAATGGTATACATGTTATAAATGAACAAGGACAATATAAAAATTTTATGGAACCTGTAAAAGAAGTTGCTGATGTAACCGGAGCAGGTGATACTGTGTTATCTGTCATTGCCTATGGAATAGAAAGAGGATTGGATATATTCGAATCATGTAAATTAGCCTGTTTTGCCGCGGCTAGAATAGTTGAAAAACGCGGCGTAGCTGTAATTACCCCAAAAGATCTAAGCACAGGAATAGTGTTTACAAATGGTGTATTTGATATACTACATGTTGGACATTTAAAGTTGTTGAAACATGCCAAAACTCTTGGTAGTAAGTTAGTTGTAGGCATAAACAGTGATACTAGTGTTAAAAGAATTAAAGGTGATACAAGACCCATCAATGATGAATTTACTAGAAAACAAGCCCTTGAGGAACTTGGCTTCATAGACGAAGTAGTAATTTTTGATGAGGATACTCCTTTACAAACTATGGAAAAGGTACAACCAGACATTATAGTAAAAGGCGGTGATTATATACCAGAGACAGTGGTTGGTAATCATTTGGCTGAAGTGGTTATATTTCCTACAGTAGAAGGACATAGTACAACAAACATAATAGGAAAAATCACACAATGAAAGTATTAGTAACAGGACACAAAGGCTTTATAGGAAGCCACATGTCACAGTATCTTTTACATAAAGGACATGAAGTAGAAGGTTTTGATTATGTAGAAAACGTAGTGCCAACAGTAGAACCATATGATTGGGTTATACATTGTGGAGCCATTTCGGACACAACAGAGAGAGATGTAGATAAAGTTTGGAGACACAACTACGAGTTTACCATGAGATTACTACAAATATGTGATCATTATGGAACAAACATACAATTAGCAAGTACAGCGGCAGTATATGGACCACTTAAGAAAGAAATGTTTAATGAAACAGACCCTGTTTATCCTCAGACACCGTATGCTTGGAGCAAATATCTAGTTGATAAGTTTTTATTAGATAATGATATCACGCAATTTAAAATGAATGTTCAATCTTTTAGGTACTTCAATGTATATGGTCCAGGAGAAGGACATAAGAAAGATCAACAAAGCATGGTAAGCAAGTTTCAAGAACAAGCGTCACTAACCGGAAAAATTAAATTATTTAAAGACAGTCATCTATACAAAAGAGATTTAGTATCTGTGTATGACGTAGTGCGTATACATGAAGAAATGATGTCTAAAGATGTAAGTGGTGTGTTTAACTTAGGTACTAGCAAACCAATTGATATAGAAACTGTTGCCAAGTTAGTTGCTAAATTACAAAACGCTGAAATAGAGTATATAGATATGCCAGACCATTTGAAAGGACAATATCAGGAATATACTTGTTTCTCTTCCTCTCT